GGCGGCGCGGGCCTCGATCCCGCCAATCTGCCGACCGACACGCAGCCAGGCGCATGGATGGTGCTGCTGCCGCCGGTGGACGACGTGCTGTTCCGCGCCGGCGACCGCATGACCGACGATCTCGGCCGCACCGGAATGGTGGCGTCCGCCGAACGCACCGATCTGGGCTGGCGGCTGATCGTGCGGCAGGCGACGACGTAGGCGGGGAGGGACGCATGGCCGACCAATCGGACGTCGAGACCGCGCTCGTCGCGCTGATCGCCGGCATTCTGTATCCGCAGGGGCCGAACGCGCCGTCGATCCTCGGACGCGTGTGCCGGGTGTATCGCGGCTGGCCGCACGGCGCGGCGCTGGATGCCGATCTCGCGCAGGGCATCGTTAACGTCACGCTGTTTCCCGACATCCGCCATGAGCGGATCACCACGCGCTATCCCGCCGAATTCCAGATCACCACCCAAAATGTCCCGACGCTGACCGTCGCGACCACGCCGACCACCGCCACGATCGGCGGCTCGCCGGGCGGCGGGCAACTGGTCGGGCTGCTGGTGGACGAGATCGCCGTGGTGCATCGCGCCGCCGCGTCGGACAGTCCCGCGCTGGTCGCCAGCATTCTCGCCGCCGATCTCGCCGCAAGCCGCCTCGCTCTCATTTCGGGAGCCGCCATCACGTTGCCCGGCGCGAGGCGCATCGTCGGGCGCGTCGTCGCCGATCAGCTCGCGCAATCCGAAACCCGTCGTCAGCGTCAGGGGTTTCGCGTGACGCTCTGGTGCGCCGATCCCGCCACCCGCGACGAAGCCGCCTCGGCGATCGACGCCGCGCTGTCGGCGGTGGATTTCGTCGCGCTGCCCGACGGCACGTCCGGCCGGCTGTTGTTTCGCAATTCCGTCGCGATGGACCAGGCGGAGAACGCCGCGTTGTTCCGCCGCGACCTGCTCTACACCGTCGATTACGCCACGACCGTCTCGGCCGCCCTGCCGTCGATGATCTTCGGCGACGCCGCCTTCGCCGCCGACAACGGACCGATCGTCCGCAACCTGCTCGGCTGACCCGCTCCCTCCCTCGGAGAACCCCTCATGAATTCGACCCTCGTCGTCGTGCGCCCGTTCGGGACGCACGCGAAAGGCGACGCCGTCGCCGATGCGGCGGCGATCGCGCAGATCCTCGCCAGCGAGCACGCCGCGAACGTCGTGCGCGTGTTCGCCGCCCACGCGCCGACGCCCGCGCCCGCCGCGCCGTCGCCCGCTCCGTCCACCGCCAAACAGGGAGGCTGACCAGCATGCCGATCGTCCAGCAGGGCAGCATTAACACCACCGCTTTGGTGGTGCCCGACCTCTATGTGCAGATCGTCCCGCCGCAGAATCTGGTGCTCAACGGCGTGCCCACCAACGTCGTCGGCGTCGTCGGCACCGCGTCCTGGGGGCCGGTCGGCCAGCCCGTGATCGTCGGCAGCATGGCCGATTACGCCAGCAATTTCGGCCCGGTGATGGCGCGCAAATACGATCTCGGCACCCCGGTCGCCACCGCCGTGCAGCAGGGCGCGAGCGCGTTCCGCTGCGTGCGCGTCACCGACGGGTCCGACACCGCGGCGCAGTTCGAGATCCCGACGACGACGTTCCTGTTCACCGCGCTCTACACCGGCAGCCTCGGCAACACGATCAACGTCGCGCTGACCAGCGGCAGCGCCGCCGGCACCTGGCGTCTCACCGTGGTTCTGCCCGGCCTGCCGCCGGAGGTGTTCGACAACATCGCCGGCGCCGGCGCGGGATTCTGGACCGCGCTCGCCAATGCGGTGAACAACGGCATCACCAATCAGCGCGGCCCGAGCCAGCTCGTCGTCGCGTCGGCCGCCGGCACGTCGGTCGCGCCGTTCGCGTTCAGCTACACCATCACCGGCGGCGTGCAGGGCACCGACGGCGCGGCCGGCGCGACCGCCGCGACGCTGGTGGGCCAGGACGTCCCGCCGCGCCACGGCATGTACGCGCTGCGCGGCCAGGGCTGCTCGATCGGCGTGCTGTCGGATTCCGACGACGCGACGACGTGGACGACGCAGGCGGGATTCGGATTGTCCGAAGGCGTCTACATGATCATCCCCGGCCCCGCCGGCGACACGATCGTCGACGCCATCGGCGCGAAACAATCCACCGGGGTGGACAGCTACGCCGTGAAGCTCATGTTCGGCGACTGGCTGTATTGGAACGACCAGGTCAACGGCATTCTGCGACTGGTCTCGCCGCAGGGTTTCGTCGCGGGTCGCCTCGGCAATCTGTCGCCGGAGCAGTCCAGCCTCAACAAGCCGCTGTATGGCGTCGTCGGCTCGCAGAAATCGGGCTCGCCCGGCACCAGCCAGGCGACCTCGTATTCCTCGGCCGAACTCGCCGCCCTGCTCGGGGCGGGGATCGACGTGATCGCCAATCCGCAGCCCGCCGGCAGTTTCTGGGGCGTGCGCGGCGGCCACAACTCCAGCTCCAACGCGGCGACCAACGGCGACAACTACACGCGGATGACGAACTACATCGCCGCCACCCTGGCCTCGGGCATGGGCCAATATGTCGGCCAGGTCATCACCGCGCAGCTGTTTCGCCGCATCCGTGCGACCCAACTGGCCTTCCTGCAGAACATGCTGACCCAGGGCCTGCTCGGCAGCACCGACGGGAGCGTGCCGTTCAGCGTCATCTGCGACGTCTCGAACAACCCCGCGACCCGCACCGGGCTTGGCTACGTGCAGTCCGACGCGCAGGTGCAGTACCAGGCGATCAACGAGAAGTTCATCGTCAACATCGAGGGCGGCCAGACCGTCCAGGTGCAGACGCAGACGCTGCCCACCAGCACCCCCGCGCTCACCGCCTAGACGCCGAAGCATCACGGTCAGGAAACACGCAATGCCCAGCAACACATTCTCGGTCGGCCGCGACTGCCAGCTCGTCGTCATGGGTCCGTTCGGCCGGGTCGATCTCACCCATGTCACCGGCTTCGAGAGTCGTCAGGTCACCTCCGCCATCCGCATCGACCGCATCGACGGCGTGCTGCTCGCCGCCGAGTTGCCCAAGGGATGGGAGGGGTTCTTCGATCTCGAACGCGGCTCCTCCGCCGCCGACGATTTCGTCGCGAAGTTGGAGGCGGCGTATCTCTCGGGCGCGCCGATCACGCCGGGCACGCTGTATCAATACGTGCAGGAAACGGACGGCTCGACGTCCACGTATCAATACAACACGGCGGTCTTCAAGTTCGCCCAGGCGGGCACGTGGCGCGGCGACCAGAGCGTGAAGCAGCGCCTCGAATTCTTCGCCGCCACCCGCACCCGCGTGTAGCGCATGGACACGCCGTCGTCGCGGCTGATCGCCGCCGCCCAGGACGCGCCCGAGGTGACCGACGCCGCCGGCCGCCGCATCGCGCTGCGCCGCCTCACAGCGCTCGACAAATTGCGGCTGTTCAAGGCGGCGGGGCCGGGGCTGTCGCAGAACCAGCCCTGGCTCGGCATGGCCGTCCTTGCCGCTTCCGTTGCGGCGATCGACGACATTCCCGCGCCGTTCCCGGCGTCGGAGGCGCAGATCGAGGCGCTGGTGCAGCGGCTGGGCGATGCGGGTCTTTCCGCCGTCGCCACCGGGCTCGACAGCGCCGCGCCCGCGCTCGACGTGGCGGCCCACTCGGGAAACTGAGTCGGCATCCCGATCTGGTGGATTGCCTGTTCCTGGTGCGGAACGGGGTGCCCTTCGACGTCGCCTTCAGCCTGCCCCCGGAAGACCGCCTCGCCTGGGTGGTCGCGCTCGGCACGCTGGATGGCAACGAGTTCGACTTTGCAGCCATGCGCTGGAAGGACCGCGGATGACCCTCGCCGAACTCGCAGCCGGCCTCGCCCGGCTCGACATCGCGTCGGTGACCGCCGCCGCGCTGTCCGAGCAGGCGAACCATATCGGCGACGCCGTGCGCGACGCGCTGTCGCACCCGCCGGGCGACGATCACGCCGCGCCATGGGAGCGGAGCGGCGCGTTGCTCGACAGCATCGGCGTGTCCGTCGCGGGCGACGAGGCCGTGGTCGGTTCTTCCGATCCCGTCGCGGTCTGGCAGGAGCACGGCACCTCGCGCATCCCGCCGCGCCCGTTCCTCGCGCCGACCGCCGCCGCCCACGGCGAGGCGGCGGCGCAGGCGGTCGGCGCTGCCGTCGCCGCCGCGATCGGAGGGGTGTGATGGACGACGCCTATCTCATCGGCATCCGCCTCGCGCTCGACAACGGCGTGAGCGCGGGCATCGCGGCGATCTCGCGCGAGCTGGCGGCGCTGGACGCCGCCATCGCCACGACCACGGCGCATCTGCAGCGCCTCGAGCAGGTGGCCGGAAGCGCGACCGGAGCCGCCGCCGCCGCGATCCCGCGCCTCGAATCTCCGGCCTCGCCGACCGCGACTGTTGAGCCGCCGGCCGCCGCGCCATCGGTCGCCGCCCCTGCGGCTGCGGCTGCGGCCGCGTCGCCCGTTGCGTCCCTGTCGGCCGCTCGGCCTGCTCCGGCTGAGCCGAGCGATCGCGGTGTCTTCGCCCCGCGCATCGCCGCGCAGCCGGCCACGCCCAGTGTCAAGGGGCCGGAGACCGTTCCCGCAGCGCCCGTCGTCGTCGCGCAGGCCGCTCCCGTTGCGCCGGAGCGTTCGGAACTGGCCGGCGCTCGCGCGGTCGCGCCGGCGATCGTCGTTCCGGCCGCAATCGCCGCCGCGCCGCCGCCCAGTCCACCGCCATCCCCGCCGCCTCGCGTTCGCGAGAGCGCCGCGCCGGCCCCGGTCGCGCCGATCCTCGCGCCGGCTTCGTCCGTCGCGACGGAGGCAAGACCGATCCGGACTGCCCCAGCCGCCGCGCCCGTCCCGACATCGCCCGCCGCCGCGCCTTCGCCCACGCCGCCGCCGAACGCAGCGCCTCGCAACGCGCCGCCTCCACCGGATCGCGCTCCGACCTCCGCTGCGCCCGTCGCCGCATCGCCGTCTGCGCCAGCGCCCGCAGCGCCCAGAAACCCGATGGCCACCGCCCCCATCTCCGTCGCGCCGCCATCCCGACAGACGGAGGCGGCCGGACCGACGCATGGCGACGTGTTCCTCGACGGCGATCGGGTGGGGCGGTGGATGTCCGACCGGCTCGCCCGCGCAGCCTCCCGCCCGGCCTCGGGCGGCGCGGGCGTCGATCCCACGCTGACGCCCGCCTGGCCGGGGGCGCTGCAGGGCCAATGACGCGCGCAAACCAACGAGGCTCCGCATGAACTCGCTGCTGCTCGGCCCGGTCCTGTTCCTCAGCTTCGAGGTGCCCGAGCGCATCGCGTTCGGCGGCTCGCAGCGCCTCGCGATCCATCGCCTCCCGGGCGGCGGGCGCGTCATCGACGCGCTCGGCCGCGACGATGCCGACATCGTGTGGTCCGGCGTGTTCACCGGGCCCGACGCCGCCGACCGCGCCCGCCTGCTCGACGCGCTCCGCGCCGACGGAGCCGTGCTGCCGCTGACCTGGGACGCATTTTACTACTCCGTCGTCATCGCCCGGTTCGAGGCGGACTACGCCCACGTCAACTGGGTCCCCTACAAACTCACCTGCACCGTGCTGCGCGACGAGGCGGCGAGCGCCGCCATCGCGTCGTCCGATCTGGCGGGCGGCCTGTCCGCCGATCTCGCCAGCGCGTCCGTAGGGATCGACGCGTCCGTCGCCATCGCCGCGCTGGCCCAACCCGGCGCGACCAGTCGAGGGACATCGAGCTACGCAGCCGCCGTCGTGGCCGTCGGCGGGCTGACGACGCAACTCGCCGCGACCCTGGCGGCCTCCGAGGCGTCGCTGACCGCCGCCTCGCTCGCCACCGCGTCCGGCCTGTCCGCCGCCGCCGCCGCCGCAGGGACGCTCGCCGCGACCACGCAGGCGCAGGGCTTCGTGAGCCGGGCCAGCGTCAATCTCGCCAACGCCAGCACGTGAGGCGCTCATGCAAACGCTGACCACCGCCGGCGGCAATCTGTTCGCCATCGCCGCCGCGCAGCTCGGCGACGCCACGCAATGGATCCGCATCGCCGCGCTCAACAATCTATCCGATCCGATGCTGCAAGGCGTCGTGACGCTCGCCTTGCCTGACGTCGCGCCCAACGCCGGAGGCGGCGTTGCCAGCCAGTGACCTCGCAACCGGGATGCTGCGCCAGCCGGCGCTTTTGGTGCTGGCCAACGGCGTCGCGCTGACCGCG